TTAAGCAACAACTCAGCCCTCACGGCGTTGGTTTCTACGCGCTTAAATCCAATACGGATTCCGCAAGAGTCTGCATTCCCTGCAATCGCTTATAATTTAGTTAGCATAATTGCAAGCCCTACCAACACAAGCCACTCACGCACAGACTTTGCTCGGGTGCAAGTTAGTAGCTTTGGCACCACGTTTGCAAGCGCTACAGAAGTGGCAACCGCAGTGCGAACAGCATTTGAGGCAGTAACATTGCCAGGCACTTTTAACTCTGTAAAATGCCAAACTATCGAATTTGATGGCGAGGTGCAATTGGCAGAGGATGAGGCAGGATTTGCGGGAATTTACCACGTTGCTCAGGACTTTATAATTAATTATACAAGATAATGGCAAGGTCCTTAAATATAGTAATTGGCGCAAACATTGAAAAACTCAGACAGGGTTTTAATGATGCGATTTCAGTAATTAAAAAGGCTGGCGGTGAAATGTCTGCCGATGTTGCAAAGAGTGCGAAAAGCATTGAGGAAAAGCTAGCGAGCATAGCAACCCGTAACCCAACGATGAGCACTGTTAGGCAGTTGACTCAGTTGGCAATGGAAGCCCGGGCATTGGGGCCAGAGTTTGCGGCTTCTGCTGATCAGTTTATAAAAGAAGCGGGTAGAATAAAGGACAGCATTGGCGACGCCAGGGCAGAGGTTGGATATTTTGCAAGCGATACCCGACGCCTCGATGCGGTATTGGGTGGAGTTCAGGCAGTTGCCGGGGCTTTTGGTGCCGTTGAGGGCGCACTTGCATTGGCAGGCGTTGAGAATGAGGATTTACAGAAAACAATGGTTAAGCTTCAGGGCGCCATTGCTTTAGTGAATGGAGTGCAAGCCATACAAAACGCATTGCAAGCCGAGAGCGCTGTGCGTATTGGGATAACTACGGCGGCCACTAAACTTTATACATTAGTAACGGGAGGCGCAACAGGAGCAACGCTTGCATTTAGAACGGCCTTAATGTCTATAGGAATAGGCGTTGCAATTGCAGGGCTTGGCGCATTAGTTGCAAACTTTGATAAATTAAAGAACGCAATCTTTCCCGCTGATGCCGCGCTGAAAGGATTAAATACAACGCTCGATAAAACAATAGCAAAAAACGAGCGCGATATAAAAGTAATGGAGGCAAAGGGCAATAAATTAGGCGCCTTTGCTTTACAGGAACAGAATTTAAATTTAACGCTACAAAAGGCTCGTGCCAACTTTGGTAAAAACAATAAAGAAAACTGGGGCAAAATAATTGACGATACTAAAACGGCGTTAACCGTATTAAAAATACAAAGAGACAATTATAACGCAGCAGAGGCGGCCAAACAACAAGAGCACGAAGCCGAGATTTTAAAGCAAAATCAAGATGCTTATAACAAGCGTTTAGAAAAGTTTAGAAAGTACAAAGCGCAAAGACAGTTAGAGGCGGAAAAGGCTAGGAATGAATTGAAGGCAACAGAAATTGAAACCGTTGCTAGTGGCCCACGCCAAGGAATCAAAACAATTGATCCAGCGCCTATAGATATCAAGGCACCGCAAAAACTTGAGCATACATTTACGCAAATCGATTATGCAATGCAAAACCAAATTGCAAAGCAGGAAGAGTATGAGGCGAGTTTTGCAAAATCGATGGAAGGAGTTAACCAGGCATTTAATAGTTTGACTGCCCAGGGCCTCGAAGATTTCGGGGTATTGTTGGGCGATATTATGACGGGCCAAATTGGAAGCTTTGAAACCTTTGGGCAAAAGTTATTAAAGGCGGTTGCGGGTTTTATGAAATCCTTTGGGCAAGCATTGATTGCCACGGCCACAGCGTCAAAGGCTTTTAAAGAGTTATTGATTTCCAACCCTGTGCTCGCAGCTGCTGCGGGTGTTGCCTTGGTTGCGGGCTCTGCGGTGATCACCAACATGCTAAACAAAGGCCCAGAAATGACAGCCTTTGCCGAGGGTGGAATTGTGAGCGGGCCGACTTTAGGATTGGTTGGAGAATATCCAGGGGCAAGTAGTAACCCTGAAGTGATTGCACCACTTGACAAATTGAAGGGCATGCTAAACACAAACGAGCAAAGCGGCTACGTTGCAAGTACCACAATACAGGGGCGCGATTTGGCAATAGTATTGGAACGATATAACAAAGACAGAAATAGGGGATAATGGCACGCATTTATTACGGCTCATTTAAGAGTATACAGGATATTGATTACAGGGTTGAGTTGTGGGATGCGCCAAGCGGTAGCACCACCTCAGGCACCGAGTTAAAACTTGCGGGCGAGGGCTTTGTAATTGATCGCGAAGGCGAAGGCACTGCAACCTATGAAGAATTTTTAAGGCCATCACGATGCTCAACGGAGTGGGTGATGCCAAACAATACCGTACTGGCTGACTTTATTTCGATAAGTACAGAGGCAGAAAACAATTGGGCCATGATTGTGTATCGTGAAGATGCGCCTATTTGGATTGGTAGAGTTATTGCCGATCAGATGACGCGCCTGCGTGAGGCCATCCAAGCAAAGCCACGCATAAAACTTGCGGCCGTTGATGGTTTGGAATTATTAAAAGGGTTTCGTGTTAGTGATCTCTGGTTTACGGACGGCATAATTACAGGCTCGCAACTATTCCGCAAGTGCCTGGAACAAATTGAACTAAGTGAGTACTGGGTAGTTTTGGGAATACAAACAAATTACTTTTATGACGCCTCTTTAATGTATGCTAGTGCGGCCGCATTGAAAGGGATTCACTTGCTGAGTTTTAACCTTAACGCGTTTGTCAAAAACTTTGACCCCATGAAGGACGTGCGGGCCATCGATGTAGACGCGGGATATTATGCCGACAGCAACATGCTTACCTGCACCGAGGCAATGGAGCAAATTTGCGCAGCCCTGCAAGTTAGGTTTATTCATGAGATGGCAGGTTATTGGATGGTGCCAGTGAACGGTTACTTTAATACCACGCTGGCCTATCGCCGTTACTCTTATACACTCGGCTACCAAGGCACGGGCACCTATACCCACAGGCAGACATTGGCAAGCCCACGACCGCAATGGGAAGCTAAGCCGTCGCTATATTACCAGCCCGCTGCAAAGTTGGTGCGCATCGATACACAGCGTAGGCTTGCAGGTAGCAAATACCGCACTTATCAGAATGCTGTAGATACAATTTTCTCCAGTGAGTTCACGGGCATACCTACAGGCACAACGCCAGACGATGCACCTATCCGCATTAAGGTATTGGTCAAGTTTACCCGAGCCTATCCTAGTGGCAAAGTTGAGAATCAGACGCAGATCAATTACAGGATTTATTTGCGTGATGCCTCGGGTACAATTTCCTATCTGCAAAATGATGGCTATTGGAGTAGCACAGTAAATGCGTTTGAGGGGAAAGTCGATACACGTGGGCAGAAAACTACCTGGAATAGTTACATGATTGAGCACCAGTGCACGACAGCCCCGGCAACTTATGACCGCCTATTTGTCGATATTGACTTTGTGTATTCAGTTGTTAAAACTTATTCAAAAAGCAAAGGGTGGCAGGTTACGGCTTCGGCTACAAAACCTTTCTGGGGATCTGTGCAAGTTGCGTTTGCCGATAGTTCAGAGTATCAAAACCCCGACTTTGTTTTTGATGTTGAAGAGATATTTAGCCCAGGCACAACCTCGGCGCTAAACAGTACCGAAATTAATTTGGACATTGCCCATTATTCTAGCGATTCAAAATACGCAATCGGCAATATACTGGCCTACAATGGCACTACCAATGTCGTGGCCGATGATTGGTTTGGTGGTTGGGATTCCGTAACCCATGGCACGCTTACTGAAATGATAGGCACGGCCGTAGGTGGTTGCTACAAAGATTTCCTGCAGGTGGTGCGTGGTGGTTGGGTAGACAGTGGCACACTTACTGCAATCAAAACTTTATATTTTGACGGCGGCGCCTGGGTGTTGAATGGCTGTAGCTTTAAAGCACGATCAGAGGCATGGGATGGCGAGTGGTTGTATTTGGCCCCAACTTATTCAGGGCTTACCTCCACAGGCGAAGGTTACAAAATAGATCCCGGCAAGAATGATGATAAAGTAAATTACGCATTGGAAGCGGTGGCCGAAATGAATGGATCAATTAACTTTGTGCCTGAGCAGGTTTTGGAGTTTTTGATTAACGACGCAGAAGGCGCACCAACTGCGCAGCCTACATTGAATACACGCTGGGAGGTAATGCTCGAATATGTGGATAGTTCAGAGGTTGTAAGGTGGCACGTGCAGGAGCACAATGCCAGCGTAGTTTACACAGCAGGCACTCACACAATTACAAACGGCTACGAGCTTATCATTTGCAATACTGCCGACGGCAATGTAACGGTAAACTTACCCAACGCAACCGAGAGCAAGGGCAAGAAATACTATTTCATGAAGACAGCGACGGCGCACGTTGTTACAATAAGCGGCGGGTCGTATAATATAAACGGCTCGAGTAGTACAACAATAAATCAGTTGTATGGCAGCAAAACAATTATAAGCGACGGCGCCCAGTGGTATATTATTAGCAGCGTTTAATTTGTTAACGAGTTGGCGGTGGGGCTTTTGTAAATTGCATTCATTATGGCAGAAGCATCAATCGACATCGTAGCAGGTTACGACGGATTTGTAAGACACGGAGCGGCAACAGTTACAGGCGTAAGTTATGACGCTTTGGTACCCCAAGAAGATACAGTGTTTACCTCGTTTACAGTTACTGAAGAAAACGGCACAGCAACCAACGTGCTCAGCGCACGCGGAATGTCTGGGATTACTTTCAAGCAAGGCGTTTATTTGCCCGCTGGTAAGGGTAACAAAATCACAGGTTTCGTTACAAGTTCGGGCAGCGTAATAGGTTACTAATGCGTAGAATGGGTATAGGATTGGGCATTGGAATCAATCGTTCCAACTATGCCCAAGGGATTTTTAACGCTTACCAAAGCCGAGTTATTGCCGATGGTGGAGTAACTGAAGGAGGTGCTTGTGTTGATGCGGTAAGTTCGTTATTGCAGTCCGCATCTTTGTTGCTCATTCCATCGGGCTACAAGTCGGGCAAAGCATATGCCGAAATTCCCACAAACGGAAACGGGGATTTGACTTGGACAAGGGCGAGTACGGCACTACGCACAAATAGTTCGGGCTTGTTGGAATCAATGGGTTCGGGTGTACCCCGTCTATCCTATATGTACGGCAGTTGTCCTGCGTTGTTGTTAGAGCCACAGAGGACGAATTTGGCGTTGTATAGTGAGCAGTTTGATAATGTTAGTTGGGGTAAGATATTTTGTAGTGTAACCGCAAATAGTACAACTTCACCCGATGGCAATACAACGGCAGACACATTTACTGCGGACGGAAGTAATAACCAACATTATGTAGTAGGTTCTACGAGTGGAACTGTTACAAGTGGCTCTTCATGTACTTACACAATGTACGCCAAAAAGAACACAAATAATTTTATCCAACTTTGGATATCAAATACTTTTGGGGGAATGTTTGCAAACTTTGATTTAAATAATGGAGTTGTAGGAACTTTGGGAGTAGGGTCGGGAGGCAGCAATCCAACATCGTCAATCACAAGCGTAGGAAATGGATGGTATCGTTGTTCAATGACTTTTGTACCTACGTCTACGGGTGTAGTAGGGTCATTGGTTGCAATGACATCAAGTGCAAGTGCGGTAAGAGCGGAGGCAAACACACTTTCTACATCGGTATTTCTATGGGGCGCACAAGTTGAAGCGGGCGCATACCCAACAACCTACATCCCAACAACAACCGCATCAGCCACCCGTATTGCGGATACTGCAACAAAGACGGGCATTAGTTCATTGATTGGGCAAACGGAGGGAGTGATTTTTGTTGACTTTTATGTAAACGGAATAGGGGCAAATAACATCAACATTTACAACAACGACAGAAGCCCAAGCACTATTAGTACGAATGCAATTTTATACAAGCCCAACGGAAGTATTGAATGCCAAACATTTCTTGGCAATGGTACATTCAATACAATTTCTATAAGTGCATCAACTTACACCATAGGTCAAAGAATAAAACTTGCTTATCGGTACAAATCTGGTGACTTTGCCGTGTATATTAATGGTATTCAAAAGGCAACAAGCACAAGCACAATGACATTTGTTGGCACAAAATCGCAAATATATCTCGATGATAATGCGGTTATTTATGGATATCAAGAATCAG